ATTTATCAATCAATAAGGCATGACAATATTTTTCCAGTAATAGTTTGTGGAGATTTACAAGCTAGGAAAGTTATTACAAAAGCATTGAAATCAGTAGAACCTTTTTTACCAAGAATTGAAAAAATTACTGTTCACTTAGTACAATAAATATGAAACTTATATTAGACCTTGAAACCAATGGTTTCTTGGACAAAGATAATTTAGTAATTCATTGTATAGTTTGCAAGGATATAACGACTAACGAAGTCTACACATATAATCCTAACACTATAAATGATGCACTAGAGTTACTAAACAAAGCTGAAGTTTTAATAGGACATAATATTACTGGCTTTGATATACGAGCATTAAAAAAAGTATTAAATTATAATTTTAAAGGTAAGTCATTTGATACGTTATTATGTTCAAGATTAATATGGACTAATAGACTTGAACTTGATTACAAATATAAACAAATGCCACCTAAACTTTTTGGTAGACATTCGTTAGAAAGTTGGGGTTATCGAGTTGGTTTACGTAAAGGTGATTATCAAGAACATTCAACATTTGATGAATACAATCAAGATATGTTGGACTATTGTGTACGTGATGTAGAGGTAACACATTTATTATTTAATGAAATATTAAGAACTAATTATTCTGAAGAAGCAATTACTTTAGAACATAAGTTTGCTTATTGGATACAAAAGCAAGAAGAACAAGGTATTAATTTTGATGAGAGGTCTGCTGAGACCCTTCATTCAATCCTTACAAAGAAAAGATTGGAGATTAGCGACAAGCTATCTTTAGTCTTTTCTGAATGGAAAAAATCTACAGGTTTCAAAACATATAAAAGAGATAATATTAAAAGAGGAATAAAAGCAGGAGTTCCTGTTGAACAATTCAAAACTGAAATATTTAATCCAAATAGTAGAGACCACATAGCAGACAGACTACAAAAAGTATTAGGGTGGTCGCCTAAAACATTTACTGCAACAGGAAAACCTGAAGTGAACGAAAAAATATTAAAAGCACTTCCGTATCCTGAAGCAAAGCTATTAGCAGAATATCTTATGATTACAAAAAGATTAGGACAGTTAGCTGATGGTGAACAAGCATATTTAAAATTAAACAAAAAAGGAAAAATTTATGGGAAAATTATTACCAATGGGGCTTTATCAGGCAGGTGTACGCATCATCACCCCAATCTTGCACAATGCGTCAGTAGTGGTTCGCCATTTGGTAAAGAATTTCGTGCCTTATTTACTGCTCCTTCCGATATGGTTATGTGTGGCATTGACTTTTCTGGTTTGGAGTTGCGTGTGTTGGGTCATTATCTCAACATATATGACAATGGTGATTTTTCACGAAAACTTTTGGAAGATGATATACATACCATCAATCAACAAGCTACAGGATTACCCACACGTGCTAAAGCTAAAACTTTTATATATGCTTTCATTTATGGAGCAGGAAATGACAAACTCAGTCAAATCCTTGAAGTCAATAATGCAGAAGCCAAAAGAGTAAGACAAAAATTTGAAACGTCTTTACCTGCATTAAAAACTTTAACTACTACGGCTAAAAATAAATTTAGACAAGCAGGTTTTGTAAAAGGTCTAGATGGTAGAAAATTAATTCCAAGAGCAGAACATTCAGTTTTAAACACACTTATTCAAAGTTGTGGTGCTTTATTAGTAAAGCAAGGAACAATCATATTAAACGAAGAACTACACAAACATGGTTTTGTGTGGGGTAAAGATTATGCAATGGTTTTACATGTGCATGATGAAATGCAATTTTTAGTTATTCCCAAAAGATTAGAAGAATTTAAAAAGGTAGCAAAAGGTATGTTCAAAAAAACGCAAGACCATTTTAATTTTAAAACAGAATTAGATGGTGAGATGAAGGTTGGACAGAACTGGAGTGAAACACACTAATAGGTTTGACCTTGACCTAAAGTTTGGTCAGAGTAAAGAAAACGAACTTCAAATAGCAATAGAAGGACAAGTTGAATGTAAGGCAGATAGATTAACTGTACGTACAGGCAACGTATATGTTGAAATAGAAAGTAGAGGTAAGCCATCAGGTATTATGGTTACCACTTCTAAATATTATGCCATTTGTCTTGTTGTTGAAGAAAGAAAAAAAGATATTTGGATTTTAATTCCAACAAAACTTCTTAAAAAAATAATGAAGAAATTTCCCATTAAAGCAGGTGGGGATAAATGGACTTCTAAAGGACACATCATACCAAAATGTGAACTACTTAATTTAGCAATCTAATGCAAAGTAAATTATTTAGTTTTATTGAAAGTCTAACAAATGTTTGTATCGGATTTGTTATTTCTATAATTGCAAATTTACTTATTTTTCCGTTGTTTGGTTTTTACCCAACTCTAAGTCAAGCAACCAATATAGGTATTATTTACACCCTCATATCAATTCTACGAAGCTATCTCCTTAGGAGAGTATTTAACCTTATAAAAAAATGAAAAAATTATTAAAAACTAAAATCAAATTACCTGACATTGATGAGAACGACTTCCCACATAAATTTTATAAATGTTGGTGGTCAGATATAATCAGTGACAGTAGTTGGCAATCCTTGTCAGCAATTAAAAAATCTAAAACAGCAATCTGTATAACTATGGGTTGGCTAATAGATAATTCTAAAGGCAAATTTATTTTTGTCAGTGACCTTAACTTTAATGATGATGGCACAATTAATGAGGGTGGTAACTCAACAGTAATACCAAAATCAAACGTACTAAAACTAAAGGAGATAAAACTATGAAAACTTTAAATAGTTTTTTAAAAGATAAAAAGAAAACCATGTTGGTTGATGCCGACTTACTAGCATACAAGGTTACTTCTAAATTAGAAGAACCTATTGACTGGGGTAACGACCAATGGACATTACACTGTGACTTTGCAGTAGCAAAACAATTATATGTTCAAGCTATTCAATTCTATATGAAACTTACAAACTCAACACAATACATAAATGTGTGGAGTGATAGTATGAATTTTAGAAAGAAAATAGATAGTGACTATAAATCATACAGAAAAAATATTAGAAAACCTGTTTGTTATAAAGCATTGAGAGATTGGGTTGTAAAAACTTATCCAAGTAAAGTTTACAAAAATCTAGAAGCTGATGATACTATTGGAATATTAGCTACAGGAGAATTTAAAGACAAAGCTATAATTATTAGTGGTGATAAAGACATGCGAACAATACCTGCATTTCACTGCTCTATGTTAGATAATCAATTAGAAAAAGTTGATGAAACATTAGCTGATTATAATTTTTGCACACAAGTTTTAACAGGTGACCAAACTGACGGATACAAAGGTTGTGTTGGTGTGGGTCATGTTAAAGCCAGTAGAATACTAGATGCTAAAAAGTCTCTAGAAGAAAACTGGAAAGTTGTCATAGAAGAATATCAACGTAATAAATATACAGTTGATGATGCTTACCATCAAAGCAGATTGGCAAGAATATTAAGAAATGGTGAATACAATATTAAAACTAAGAAACCGAAACTATGGAGTTACCAATATGCTAAGTATAGACATACTAGACAAAGTAAAAAAAATAGTTAGTTCCGATAGAGCAAAACAAAATGGAGACATGGTAGAAAACCATGAAAACATAAGCAGACTATGGACTGGCTACTTACAAAATAAAACTAAATTAAATATTAATATACTGCCTGAAGATGTGGCAAATCTAATGGTCTTATTAAAGATTGCTAGAAGTCAGGGTGGTGCATTTAATATTGATGATTTTGTTGATATGACTGGCTATTCAGCTATTGCAGGTCACATTACAAGCAAAAGACATGAATTAAGTACCACTTTAGGAGTATCTAATGATAAAAAAACCAAAAATAAGTGAAGAAATCATTACATACCTAGACGAATTATTTCCTGACAAATGTCCTACTGTTGAAGAAACAGAAAAACAAATCATGTTTAAAGCAGGTCAGAGAAGTGTCGTTAATCATTTAATCAAAGAGAAATCAGTACAAGAGGAGAACTAAAATATGTGCATGTCACCAAGAATGCCAAGTCCACCCCCTGCACCTGAACCTTTACCACCTGCTACACCTTCAGTGTCTAATGCTACAACTAAGCAGAAAGCCCCAACTGAAGCAAGTACAGATGCGAGTAGAGATACTACTGTAGCTTCAAACTACAGCAGAAAAAGAACAGGCAGAGGTTCGTTAAGAATACCTTTATCAGGTGGAAGTGGTTTGAACTTTCCAACTAGCTAATTATGTGTGGAAATCCTAACATGAGAGTAAAATCGTTGAATGACGAAAGTGTCAAAACATATTCAGAAGCAAAAGCAATGGGTAAAGGAATAGATACTATACCAAGAAAAGGTACTACTAAAAAATCAAAAGAAAAAAATCGTAACGAAGTTAGTAATAGAATTTTAACATACAAAGCTATTCGTTCAAAAAACAAAGCATTAAGAATACCAACTAACAATTTATCCTCAGGAAGTGGATTACAATTACCTAGTTAATTATGGCAAGTTATACATTAAAAGAAAAACCTGAGAATTATAAAGAAAATTCAGTTTCAGGTCAGTACCAAAAGCTAGAGATTGAAAGAGAAACATATTTAGAGAGAGCAAGAGAAAGTGCAGAATTAACTATTCCTCACTTATACCCACCAAAAGGAAACAATGCTAATACAGAATATAGTACACCATATCAATCTGTAGGAAGTAGAGGTGTTATGAATTTAGCATCAAAACTAATGTTAGCTTTATTTCCACCACAAGCACCATTTTTTAGAATTGATGTAGACGAATTAGTTTACAAATCTATTGAAGGTGACCCCCAACAGAAAAAAGTAATAGAACAAGGTTTAGCCAAAATTGAGAAATCAGTTATGGATAACATTGAAGTACAGAACGATAGAGTTGCTGTATACGAAGCACTAAAACATTTAATTGTTTGTGGCAATGTTCTATTACATTTAACTGACACTGGTCTACGAACTTACAGGTTAGAAAACTATGTAGTTAAAAGAGACCCACAAGGTCGTGTATTAAAAATTATAATTAAAGAAAGTGTAGTGCCTGATACTTTACCAGTAGATATTATGAAAGCTGTTGGAAAAGAAGGTGATACCCAACAAGATAAAACTTTAGATTTATTTACTTGTATTAAAAAAATGGGTAAAAAATATATGGTACACCAAGAAGTTAAAGGACATGTACTTTATACAAAAGAATATACAGAAGAAAATTTACCATTTATTGCATTAAGATTTAATAGAGTTGATGGAATGAATTATGGTAGAGGTCATGTTGAAAGTTTTATTGGTGACCTTAAATCTTTAGAAGGATTAACAAGAGCAATTTTAGAAGGAAGTTCTGCATCAGCTAAAATGCTGTTTATGGTTGCACCTAATGGTACAACAAGAACTTCTAGCATTGCTAAAGCACCTAATGGTGCAATTATTGAAGGGTCAGCAACAGATGTATCTGTACTACAAGCAAACAAATTTGCAGACTTTAGAGTAGCTATGGAGACAATGCAAAGAATAGAACAAAGATTACAATTTGCATTTCTTTTAAATGCTTCAGTACAAAGACAAGCTGAAAGAGTTACAGCTACAGAAGTACAATTAATAGCTAATGAATTACAAGATGCCTTAGGTGGTGTCTATGGAATATTAACTACAGAATTTCAACTACCTTACATAAATACTAAGTTAGCTATGTTAAGGCAGAAGAAACTACTACCTGATTTACCAAAAGACATAGTCAAAGTTAAGATTATTGTTGGAATGGAAGCATTAGGTAGACAATCAGATAGATTGAAATTACTTCAATTCATATCTGACCTTGCAGGAACTTTAGGTTCAGAAACTCTTGCAAAATATATTAACCTTGATGATTGTATTAAGAAGTTTGCAGTAGCAAATCAAATTGATACTTCAGGTTTAATTAAAACAACTGAACAAATTCAACAAGACGAGCAACAAGCACAACAACAACAGATGGCACAGCAGATGCAGAATACTGCAACTGACCCTAGAGTGGCAATAGAAATGGGCAAACAATTCGCTAACTCTGGTGGCACTGCAAATGTTGAAGGTGATGAACTTGTCCTTAACCAACAAGGATAAATATGACAACAGGAAAAGTAGAAATAAATTCTGCTGTAGCAGAGAAATCAGTAGATGAACAAGTTAAAGAGTTAAACGAACAAGGTATTGATATTAATACTTTACAAAGTACAGATGGTTCAAAAGTAATCGCTAGTGAACCTGATACACAAGTACAAAATATAGAAAATCAAAGACCAACTTGGTTGCCTGAAAAATTTAAGAATGCTGAAGAATTATCTAAAGCATACTCAGAATTAGAGAAACAATTTTCAGGTAAAAAAGCAGAACCAGTTCAAGAAGAAGCTGATGAAGTAGCTATTCCAAAACAACAAAATTTACCATTAGAACAAAATTCTCTAGATAAATATTCAGAAGAATATGCAGAAAAAGGTGAACTTGGTGAAAATAGTTATAAAGAACTAGCTAAACAAGGTTTATCAAAAGAATTAGTTGATGGCTACATTGCAGGTCAAAAAGCAATAGCTGATACGCAAACTGCTGACATACAATCAGTAGCAGGTGGAAAAGAACAATATGGTCAGCTTATAGATTGGGCAGGTCAAAACTTATCTGAAAATGAACAAACTGCATTTAATGATTTAACTCAAACAGGAACTACTGAACAAATTAAAATGGCAGTTCAAGGGTTGATGACTAAAGCAGGAATGACTACGCAATCACAACAACAAGAAATGGTTCAAGGTGATGTTAATAATATTTCTACAGAACAATTCAATTCAGTTGCACAAGTAACAGAAGCTATGAATGACAAGAGATATGAAACTGACCCTATGTATAGAAAAGAAGTTGAAAGAAAACTTGCAAATAGTTCCGTATTTTAATGGCTAGAAATTACCGAAAAGAATATGACAATTATCATTCAAAAGATAAGCAGAAGAAAAACCGAGCAGGTAGAAATCTTGCTAGACGAATGATGAAGAAGAAGGTTGGTATTAAAGGTAAAGACGTACACCATAAAGATGGTAACCCTCAAAATAATTCTAGAAGTAATTTAGCAATAACTACTAAAAAATATAACAGGAGTAGAAACTCATAATGTGGTTTAATTTATTAGGCATGGCAGTGAAAACTGGTGCAAAACTTTACACAGATAAACAAAAAACTAAACAAGCAATGTCTACAGCAAGACTTCTTCAAGCTGAAAAAATGGCAACAGGAGAAGTTGAGTATAGTGGAAAAATATTAGAAAGTCATAAAGGCGATTTTAAAGATGAATTTGTTTTAGTTTTAATATCTATACCAATAATTTTATTAGCTTGGTCTGTATTTAGTGATGACCCTGAAATACACAAAAAAGTACAACTATTCTTTGACCATTTTAATAATCTTCCATTTTGGTTTCAAGCACTATGGGTTTCAGTGTGTGGAGCAATATTTGGAATAAAAGCAACTGACTTAATAAAAAGGAAATAAATATGTCATTAGTAAGAAATATAAATAGAAGAAAAAAACTAGGTATCTCTAGAAGTAAAAAGAAATCCACTGTATCTGCAAAAGCATATAAAGATATGAAGAATAAGTGGAAAAAGAAAAGTGGCTAAGAAGAAGTCTAATTTTCTTTCAAAAGAAGTACATGAAACTAGAGCAAAATTTAAGAAAACAAGTATATCAAAAAATAGAAGTAGATTAAAAACTTCTTCTCTTAATAAACACAAAAGACGACAACTAAAGAAAATATAATCACCACCTCTTGTAAGAGGGGTGACTTATTAAAATTCAGATGATTGCCTGACACGTCAGATAACTTTCTAAATTGAAAAGTAAATAAGGTTAATCTCAACAATAACACTAACAAATAGGGAGACATTAATATGTCAAACGCAACACCATCAAGACTGGGTCTAGTCAATGCGACTGGAACTGGTTTTAATGACCTTTTCTTAAAGTTATATTCTGGTGAAGTTCTTTCTAGCTTTCAAAGAGAAAACCTAATGCTTGGAATGACTAACGTCAGAACAATCTCAAACGGCAAATCAAGTTCGTTCCCTGTGACTGGAACTACAGTAAGTGGATACCACTCTGTAGGTGCAGAAATCACTGGAGACGCAATAAAACACAACGAAAAAATCATCAATGTTGATGATATGCTATTAGCATCATCTTTCGTTGCAGAGTTAGATGAACTAAAAAATCATTATGATATACGTTCAATCTACGCAAGAGAAATGGGTCAGGCACTAGCTAAAACAGTAGACCAAAATCTACTTCAATTAGCAGTTCTAGGTTCACAAGCATCAGCTACTATATCAGGTGGCAATGGTGGTACTGAACTAACTGACGCAGATGCTAACACTAACGCAACATCTTTAATCGCTTCTATCTTTGAAGGAATTCAAAAGTTAGACGAAAAAGATGTGCCTAACACAGACAGAGTTTGTGTTGTTTCTCCTGATATTTATTATCAGTTAGCAAACAATGACAAACTATTAAACAGAGACTTTTCTTCTCTTAACGGAGATTTTGGAAAAGGAACTGTTGTATCTGTAGGTGGAGTACCAGTAATTAAGTCAAACACTTGTGTGACTGCTTTTGCTGACAACTCCTCTGCTGTATCAGGTGCGAACAATACTTACAACGTAGATGCAAGTAATCACGTTGCTGTAATATTCCACAAATCAGCAATAGGTACTGTTAAGTTAAAAGACTTAGTAGTTGAAACAACTTATGACCCAAGAAGAATTGGTTCATTAATTACGTCAAGAATGGCGATTGGTTCAGGTATTTTAAGACCTGAAGCATGTGTTTCAATCAAAACAGCTTAATACTTAGTAATTAAGACCGAGTGAGGGGAAGGGAGACTGACCCCTCACCACAACTTTATAGGAGAACCACATGATGTGTTGGTTATGTAAATTAATAAAAAAATTTAAAAAGAAAGTAGACGAATATTTCGATAGCTTTTTACCTTAATGACAATTCAAACAAGAACTACAGAATTAGAAGCTGTAAATACAATTCTATCAACGATAGGGGAAGCACCTTTATCAACTTTAACAGGAAGTTTACCTGTAGATGGAACAATGGCTAAATCTGTATTAAATGAAATAAACAGAGAAGTACAAAGTATGGGTTGGCATTTTAATACTCAACCTAAAGTAACTTTATCTAAAGACGCAGGTAATAGTACAATACCTTTAGCAACAAACGTATTAAGAGTAGAATTAAATCCATATCTTCATTCAAAAACTGATTATGATATTGTTCAGAGAGATAACATCTTATTTAATCTAGTTACAAACACTTCAACATTTACAGAAGATTTAAAAGATGTAAAAGTTGTATATCTATTAGACTTTGCTGATATTCCTGAACAAGCTAAAAGATATATTACAATTAGAAGTGCAAGAGTATTTCACGATAGAACTTTAGGTGCAAATACACTACATAAGTTTTCAGTAGAAGACGAAGAAAAATCTTTAGTAATATTAAGACAAGCAGAAGCATCTACTGGTGATTATAGTGTATTCGATAGTCCTGACCAAATTTATACAGTAAGTAGAAAAAAATCGAACTGGTGGTACTAGATGGCTTTAGTATCTAGAACTATTCCAAACTTAGTACAAGGTATCTCACAGCAACCTGAAGTGCTCCGACTTTCTAGCCAAGCTACAGTTCAAGAAAATGGTTTCTCATCAGTCGTAGAAGGATTGAAAAAAAGACCACCTACAAATTATTTAGCAAAGTTAGGCACATCAACACCAAACAATGCTTATATTCATACAATTAATAGAGACACTACAGAAAGATATTTAGTACAATTAACAAGTGGTTCAATAAAAGTTTACACAACAGCAGGTGTAGAAAAAACAGTTGTGATGCAAACAGGTGCATCTAATTATTTAACATCATCAGACCCTAAAGGTGATTTTGTTGCAATGACTGTTGCTGATTTTACTTTTATTTTAAATAAACAAACAACAACTGCAATGGCAGGTACGACTAGCACAGCTAAAGTTGAACAAGCTGTCTATTCCGTATTACAGGGAGTATCAGGTACAACGTACTCGATAACAATAGATGGTTCTACCTTTTCTTTTACAAGTTCTAATACTAACACCCAGTCAATCAGAGATGGAGTTAAGTCTGCTATTGGCACAATTAGTAATATTACACTAACCGACTTAGGAAACTCTAGTTTTTCTATAGTTAAATCTACAGGAACTTTAAGTATTTCTGCTAGTGATGGTTATGGTGATGATGCTTCACAAGTTATAAAAGATACAGTACAAAATTTTGTAGATTTACCTTCTCCTGCAATAGACAACATGGTTGTTCAAATTACAGGTGATGCAACAAATAGTTTTGACGATTATTATGTGCAGTATGATAGTAGTGGTGATGTTTGGCAAGAAAGTGTAGCACCAAGTACAAAAACTACATTAGACAATACGACTATGCCACATGTTTTAATTAGAACAGCAGATGGTAATTTTAGATTTTCACAAGTAGATGGTTCTACTTATACAATATCAGGAACAGATTATACTGTGCCTTCATGGGGTTTAAGAATTTGTGGAGACATAGATAGTTCTCCTAATCCTAGTTTTATAGGTAGAAAAATAAACGACCTGTTTTTCCATAAAAATAGATTAGGTTTTATAGCTGATGAAAATGTAGTTATGTCTAGAAGTGGAGAATACTTTGCTTTTTTTAATGAAACAGTAACTACTGTATTAGCAACTGATGTTATTGATGTTGCTTCTACTCACAATAAAGTTTCTATACTTAGAAGTGCAATATCGTTTGATGAAGAAATACTTTTATTTTCAGACCAAACACAATTTATATTAGCAGGTACAGGTGGAACAATTACACCTGAAAATGTATCTATAAATGTATCAACAGAATTTGAAGCATCTTCTTCAGTAAAACCAGTAGGTGCAGGTAGTAATGTATTCTTTGCATTTGATAAAGGAAGTTTTACAGGATTTAGAGAATTTTATGTTAAGTCAGACACAGATACTAAAAGTGCTGATGATATTACAAGTAACGTACCTAGATTTATACCTTCAGGTGTATTTAAACTAGCTATTGCAACTAATGAAAACATTATGTTGGCATTATCTTCTAACGAACAAAATGCAATATATGTTCACCAATATTATGTTACTGGTGGAAAAAGATTACAAAGTGCATGGCATAAATGGACATTTGGTACATCTTCTACAGATAAAATATTAAATATAGATTTTATAGAAAACACTTTATATATCGTAAATCAAAGAAGTGATGGGGTCTATTTAGAAACAATGGACATATCACCTGCTGTTACTGACGCAAGTGCTTCTTATTTAACTCACTTAGACAGAAAAATTAGCAATAGCACTACAGGTGTTAGCGAAAGCTATGATGCCAGTACAAATCAGACAACTGTTACAATACCTTACACTAAAACTAATACGTTAAGTCTTGTCGGTGCAAGTACAGGTTCAAACCAAGCAGGACAAGAAATTAGTATTATATCACAAACAGGTACGTCTGTTGTAGTTTCAGGAGATATTACTTCTTATGATTATTTTATAGGTGAAGATTATACTTTTACATTTACGTTTTCTCAGCAATTTATACAAGAAGCTGATGCACAAGGTTCAAGAATATCTATTAAAGAAGGTAGATTACAAATTAGAAACTGGAGTGTTAATTATAATAATACAGGATTTTTTACTACTGTTGTCCAACCAGTTGGCAGAAGTAGTTCTTCAACAACATTTACAGGAACAATAACAGGAACAGGATTACTTGGTACTGTTAATCTAGCTGATGGTGATTACACATTTGCTGTTCAATCTGAAAGTGACAAACTTACAGTAACATTAGCATCAGACAGTCATTTGCCTTGTAATTTTATTAATGCAAGTTGGCAAGGATATTATGTTACAGCAAGTTCAAGAGTATAACCACTTTAGACTAGCAACATTTAAAGACATACAATATTTAGCACCAAGATTAAGATTTGCAGACAAAAGAGAAATAATATCATGTTCAGGATTACTTCCTTTTTATGCTTTATATTACTCTTATCTAAATTCAGAAATTGTCTTTACAATAGTAAGTAGTAAAAAAGAACCAGTCGGTATGTTTGGGGTGTCCGATACTGGTGCAATATGGTTATTAGCAACTGATAATTTAAAAGATATTACATATAATTTTTTAAAAGAATGTAAGAAAGTTATTGGTTTTCTAAATACTAAATACAAAATTTTATGGAACTTTGTGGATTGTAGAAATTCACTACACATCAAATGGTTAAAATGGTGTGGTTTCAAATTTATTAACAAACAAAAATATGGAGTTTTAAATAAACCTTTTTATGAGTTTATAAGAATATAATATGTGCGTAGAACCAACAACAGCTATGATGATTGCCACAGCAGGGTCACAGGTCATAAACTTCCAAAATCAAAAAGCACAACAAAAAGCAACTTATCAAGCACAAGTTAGACAAAATCAAATAGCTAAAAATAATGCTATTCAAAGATATTCAGCAGAACAATTAAAAATTAATCAACAAATAAAAGCTACACAACAAAAAGGTTATGAAGCTAATTTAAAATCTAGAAAAGCTAGAGGTGATTTTGTAGCTGATGTATCAGGTTCAGGTTTAGCAATGTCAGGGTCTACAGAAAGATTAATGGCAGATTACTACAGAGTAGAAGGTAATTATATGAACTCATTAAATACTAATTTAGATATAGATATTGCACAATACGAAAGAAATTTAGAAGCAATTCAATTTGGTCAGGAAGCACAATCAACTTATGTTGCACCACCTAATCCTGAATTGTTATTTGTGTCTTCAGCTTTAAATGTAGCTAACTCATATTATTCTTTAGAAGCACAAAAAGAACTTAAAGGTTTAAAAACTAATAAACAAAAATCACAGTATGTTAGAAGTGATTTAGGTAGTTCTTAATGGCTAGAAAAACACCTCAACTTAATCTAGCACCTGAGAAAAGACAGGTTTTATCATCAGATTTTAATTTATTTTATAAACCACAAGCAAAACCTGAAATAGCAGGTGCAAAAGAACTTTATTCTTCATTAAATAATTTTGTCAATGATGCAGGAAAGAAGATGGTTATTGCTTCTGAAGTAAGAGAAAAGAAAGTAAGCGAAGCACAAGCTATAAAAGATTATAATAAAAATAGAACAGATTTTAATACTAGAGTAAATGATGGTACTTTACCTAAAGAAGCTAATCCTTATTTTATAGATAAGTACAAAGAACTAGAACTTAATACAAAAGCACAAATATTTCAAAATCAATTAGGAACTAGATATGCTGAACTTAAAATTGCAGAACAACCAAGTCCTACTGCTTTTCAAGAATTTTACGAAAAAGAAATTAAAAAGTTTGTAGCTGATAATAATTTAGGTTCATATAAACCTACTGATTTAGAAAAAGGTTTCTTTCAAAAAACTTCAGGATTTAAAAATCAATTATTTCAAACACATGTCAGTTCACAAATGTCTAATATTAGTGAACAATACAAAATAAATTTTCAAAATAATATACAAGGTATGTTTGATGAAAGTAAAAGTTTTGCAGAAATTGGTGCAACTGTATCAGCATTTATTCTTGATAAAACTAAAAATGGTCTAAGTAATGGTTCAGCACAAAAGTATTTATTAGAAACACTTACAGATTATGCAAAGAAAACTGGTGATTTTGAATATGCTGAAAAATTATTAGAAGAACTTCCTAAACATATACAATTAGGTACAGGTAAATTAGGAGATATTAAAGGTCTTAAAGATGATTTATTTCAAATTAAAGATAAACTTCAAAACAGAGCAACAGAAGAAATAGATGATGCAAATAAAAGAAATTCTGCATTAAGAACAAAAGAATTTGGAGAAGCACTTAATGTTGCAGATAAATATACAACTTTTAATGAAGCAAAAGAAAATGACCCTAACTTTGATACATATACAAATTACAAAAAAGATAAACTTAGAAAAATATACAAAGAACGAAAAGTTGGTTTTGGTTCACAAACAGAAATAGGTGTCGAAGATGATATTAATGAATTAATTACAACTGGTAAATATGAGGAAGCAAGAGAGTTTCTTGTTGAAAATCAAAGTCGTATGCAACAAAAAACTTATAATAAATACAAAGACGTAATTAGGAATTATGAAATTTCAGGTGAAGACCCTTTATTAAATACAGAAACTTATAGATTTGCTGAAGAACAATTAGATGGAATTATTAAAGATATTTTAGAAACTTCTAGAGGTAGCATGTTAAAAATTAATGTAAACCCTGCTAGAAAAATTGAATTTAGACAAGATGCTATTGAATGGTTAGCTAGTCACCCTATAGGAGATACAGGGAGTATAGTAGCAGGAGAGCAAGTTGGTTTTAGTAAATCTGAAAGACGAGACAAATTTAAAGCATGGATAAAACAAAGATATGAACAAGAAAAGCAAGATTTAAGAGAAGCTACACAAGGTGGTGCTACTTTTAATGAAAGTAATTCTAGTGAGCAACCTAATAATGAACTTATTGTAAAACCTGATGAATTAAAAGAATTTGAAACTAAGAATGTTACGTTTGAGGAAAAACCAACATCAACTTTAACACCTAAAAAGAATACATATAATTTTAGTGACATTGAGTTAGCTGAAAGAAGAACAGATTTAAAAGAAATGAACTCAGCTAATTTTAGAAGTAAATATAAAATAACTAAAGAAATGTTTAAAAAATCTATAGGAGAAATGAAGTAATGGCAACTATACGAAAACAAGCACCAAACGGTCAGATTTTAGATTTTCCTGAAGGAACTTCTGAAGATGTGATGAACAAATATATGGCACAAGACAAGTTCCAAGCCATACAGAAAAAAAGAGGTGCTATAAAAGATGTAGGAATAGGCATTGTTGATGGGGTTAGAGATGGTGTTCAAGCTACTGTAGACCTAGCTGAAGGATTAAGTGACACTTTAGGAGAAGCTACTAATGTAGGTGGATTTGTATTTGGTGAAGACGCAAAAAATGGTGTTTTAGGTTACGAAAATTTTGCAGAATTTAAAGCTAATAAAAGAAAAGGTCTTTTATTTGGCGAAAAGGGTGTCAATGATGGTTTAACATTACCTGACTTTGACGGAGACCCACACACATGGCAAGGTAATCTTGCTAAAGGTGTATCTCAGTTTGCTACTGGTTGGTTTACTGGTGGTAGAGTTTTAGGAGTAGCAGGAAAATTAACTGGTGCATCTAAAAGAATATCTCCAATGTTCCAAGCATCTACAACTGGTCAATTTACTAAGATGATGGGTAAAGGTGCAATCGCAGACTTTACTGCTTTTAGTGAAGAAACTGGAAGATTAGCAGACATGATTTCTGAACATGCTCCTTATTTAGAAAACCCATTATTTGATTATTTAAGTTCAGAAGGTAAAGAAGAAGGATTTTATGAAGCAAGATTTAAAAATGCTTTAGAAGGTGGCTTAGTAGGTGGTGGTATAGAAGTAGGTCTAAGAACATTTAGATACTTTAAAAATTATAAAAAATTACAAGAAGGCAAAGCAGTTAATAAAAAACAATTAGCTGAAGATGAAGCATATTTAAAAGAACTTAAAGAAGAAGATATTGTTAAGTCTAAATATAAACCTTTATCAAAAGACGAAGCTGTTACAGTTACAAAAAGTTTACAAGGTGATTTAGATGATAAAATCATAACTCAATTTAAAGAAGCACAAAAGATTTCACCAAACAAAGAAATGTTTGATGCTAATATTGAAAATTTAGATTTAAGTTTAAATTTTAATGTTAGACAATTTCTTAAATTAGATAAAGAAGGTTTAATAAGTTTAGATAGTTTTAATAAAACTTATGAAAATTTAATTAAAAATAAAAGAATAAAAATAAGTGATGAGATTGTAGAAAAAACAGCTAGAAAACTTTATGGAAACAATCCTAATAAATTAGAAATAGACATTAAAGAATTAGAACAAGTGATGCGTACAGCACCACATAAAATAATGGCTATGAATAGTTATATTCAAACATTGGGAAATGGTGCTAGTAGATTAGCTAAATTAGGAAATAAAGAACCAAAAATTCAAGAATATTTTCTTAAAAGTTTCTTTCCAAAATGGAAAGCTATTAACGAACAAAAATTATCTATAAATGCAAGTGGTGGTCGAGTTTTACGAATGACAGGTAGAACAGGTGAAGACCCTATAGTTGTAGGTATAAATAATGCTATAAAAGAAGTAGAAAATTATGGTGGTGATATTAATGTTTTAATAGACCAAATGGCAAAAGCAGGAGATACAAATATTACTAAAGTCTTAAATTTTGCTACTAAAAATAAAACATGGGATATAGCAAATGAAGTATGGATTAATGCACTTTTATCTAATCCTAAAACACACCTTATTAACTTATCTTCAAATTTAACTAACGTATTTATAAGACCATTAGAAAAAATGGTTGGTAGTAAATTATCTTCTTCTTTATTAGATAGTCCTGAAAGGGTTGCTAAATTAAGATTAGAAGGTCAAAGAGCATTCGCTACGTATGTAGGTCTTAGAAGACATTTAGTAGATGCAACTAAATACATGAAGTTAGCATTTAACAAAGAAGATACTATTTTAAGTAAAAGAGGAAAATTAGATATTCCTAAAAAAGCAATTCAAAAAACAAAATTAGTTAAAGACCCTGAAACTGGATTATTTAAAGAAGTATTAGATAATGATAGTACATCAGGAAATTTTATAAATAAATTAGGAAAAGCTGTTAGAGTACCAACAAGATTTCTTAATGCTGAAGATGAATTTTTCAGACAAATTACTTATAGAACAGAATTAGAAAAACAAGGTGTAGACTTTGCTATTCAGAATGGCAAAAGTAAAACTAAAATAGTTGCTACAGATATAAAAACTAAGAAACCTATTACAGAATTTGACCAAGCAGTAAGTGATTATTTTGACGAAGGTTTTGATGAATTTGGTAGAGCAAAAAATCCTGAAGCTATGAAAAAAGCTGATGAGAATACTTACACACAAGAGTTAGACGGAATATTTAAAAAGGTTCAAGATATTACAAATGAGTTTCCAATAATGAAACAGATTATTCCATTTGTAAGAACACCTGCAAACTTAATGTTGAATGTAGTAGACAGAACACCATTAGGTTTTGTTAGAAAGAATTTTAGAGACGATTTTATAGGAAGAAATGGTGCAGAAAGAATGGCACAAGCTAGAGGTGGAATGGCTACAGGAACAGTCCTTTTAACTTTAGGTTCTATCCTACACAGAGAAGGAATGATTACAGGTAGTCAAGGTCAATTAGCAGGAGAAGGATATACTCAATCACAAGATTTAAGAAATTTAAGAAAAAATACTGGAGCATTACCTTATGCTTTTAGATATTTTGATGATGAAAGTGGCAAACATAAATATGTGCAGTTTGGAAGATTTGACCCATTCGGTGCTTTCTTTGGAATGATTGCAGATTACAATGAAATGTATGACAAGCTAAGTGAAGAAGACATGAGACGAGTAGGTGGAAACATGCTTATTCTTATGGCTAAACAAGGTGGTGATGCAAGTGATTATTTGTCTGTAGGAACTAAAATAGCTAACTTTGGTTCAGCTTCATGGTCAGCACTTTCAAGAAACTTGGTAAGTAAAACTTATTTAAAAGGTCTTGCAGACTTTATGGAAGTATTATCAAGTGATGATACTTCTAAATGGAAAAATTACAGAAATTCAAAAATAGGTTCATTTTATCCAAACATATTTGCTAAATTAGTAAATGACCCTTTTTACAAAGATACTAAAACTGTTTTTGATGAAGTTAAGAAAAGAACTGGATTTCTTGGTGAAGTCGAAGATAAATATGATTTTAGAGGTAACAAATTAAGAATACAGGGAACAGACACACAAAGATTTATTAATGGTGTATTTAATCCTTTTACTACAGGAGAAGAAAAAGAAGACCCAGTAGCAACAGAGATATTAAGATTAGGTGTAAACATGCCTATGATGAGAGATACTCTAAAAGGAGATATTGATTTAACTTTATTTAAAAATGGTTCAGGTCAAACTGCTTACAACAAGCAAATGGAACTACTAGGTAAAGTAAAAATTCAAGGTTTATCTTTAGATGAAAAATTACAAAATGTAATTAATTCTGATTACTACAAAAGATTAAGTGACCCAATATCTTTAGATAATAATAATAAAGATGAAGGTACAAAAGCAAGATATTTAAAACAAATTATTAAAACATATCACACTGCTGTAGAGCAAGAAATTATTAGAACAAGAAATAACTTTAAAAGTACAAAAGACGACACTAATAATTTTACGTTAGAAAACTCAATTAGAGCAAGAGATAACTTTAAAATGAAAACTAAAATAGGACTACCAATAAACAAAGCTGATTTAGACGGACTATATCAGTTCTCAAAATAAAATATGTCACAATTTGCATTTCAAACATACACTGGTAATGGAAGTACCACACAGTATTCAATATCGTTTACGTATATTGACAGTACGCATGTCAAATGTTTTTTAGAGGAGTTTCAACTACAGCTTTTACTGTTTCAGGAGCAACTGTTA